CATCATTCCCAAGGCCATAATGGTGGCGGCTGCAGCGTCGATTTTTTCTTTCACTTTGGATTTGTCGGGCTTGATGTCGCCGGCCGGATTGGTGTCAGCAACCAGATTGGCACAACACCAGTAGAACAGCGGGTTGCTGTATTCCAGCTGCCGGTTCAGCACCCGCACCATCAGCTCCTTCATAGGGGCCGACATAGATTCGAATCCCTGCCCGAATTTGACCATGGGCGCACCCTCGGCCAGCAAGTCGTTTACCAGCTGGTTGGAGTTCCAGCGGTCGAATGCGATTGCTGTAACATTGAAATAAGCCAGCGCTTGGCGCAGGTCTTTTTTCATGTATTCATAATCGACCGTTTCGCCCGGCGTCAGCTGCAGGTGGCCCGATACCAAAAAGCGCTCCAGCGACTTGTCGCCCTTAGACAACCGCCGGTCCAGCGCCCCCTGCGGCAAGTAGGCACGCACGAAGGTGCGGGTTTTGCCTTTATGGGTGATGGTGAAGGCGGCGGCGGTAATATCTTCAACCGCTGATAAATCGAGGCCACCCCAGGCATCTGCACCTTTAAATTCTTCATTGCCATTCCACGGCGCCTGGTCGTCATAGTCGGCTTCACACTGCTTCAGCCGTTCGAGGTTCATCCACTTGGCTTCACCCCGCACCTTGATATCAAGCCGCTTGGTTAAAAACTCGATACGCTCTGTTGGGATTTCCTTGGCCATGCGGCACTGTTCGCGCATGTCATCGGGGTTCACCGATACTCCCCAGTTCGGATTTGCTTTAATCCATTCTGACTCTTTATCCCAATCTTCCGGATCGTCGAGCGTGTAGATGATGGCGAAGTAACTATCATCATCAACTGCACCTTCCAGCACTCGCTGCGCGTAGTCCTGCTGGTCAGCATCCGGCCCATCAACCAGAAATCCTTCGGTTGTAATTGTCCAGATAAGAGGCTGCTTTCGGGCGCCACGAGCAGATTTAATAACGTCCCAGACCGCTGACGTTTGGTGTGCATGCAGCTCGTCGATCAATCCGAAGTGAACGTTCAGACCGTCCATAGATTTGCTGTCTTTGCTAAGAGCCTGCAACCTGCCCCGGCTTCCCTTCGCAACAACCCGGTTAGCGTACTGCTGCACCAACTTCGACAGCTTTGGAGACTGGTCAATCATGGCGACGGCTGCGTCGTATAACTCTTTGGCCTGATCCAGCTTTGTCGCGGCGGAATAAACACGCGGACCACCTTCGTTGTCAGCCAGCAGGCCGTAACTTGCGATAAACGCCAGCTTTGTAGACTTGCCGTTTTTCCTCGCGACTTTTTCGTAAACGATACGGAATCGGCGGGTGCCGTCCTCTCGCATCCAACCGAACACGTTAGCAACGATAAAACACTGCCAGCCTTGCAACTCAAGCGGCAGGCCAGCAAATTCGCCCTCGTACTGGCGGCAGTAACCACTGAACCGAAAGACTCGCGCTGCCGCTCGCTCATCGAAAGACAGACCACGTTCGCCGCCTGTTTCGAGATCGTGAAACCAGCGTTTAACCGCCAGCTTTACCCACTTACACGCAGGAATTTTTCCATCACGAACATCCTCTGCATACTGGTATGCCATGTCGAGGTACTTACGACCCAGATCGACCGCCGGCACCTGCTTCATTACAGCGTTCACAGATCCAGCTGCCCCTGGTTTGGGTTCTCCAATTTAATTGCCTGCCGGGCGCGCGGAGTCATACCCAGCTGCTGCTCCAGCTTGGCCAGTTGCTCTGCGGCCTGTTTTCGCAACACTGCCTCAACAGACATTTGCTTTGCACCAGTTGGGAAAATCTGAATCGCTGCCTTTCCGCGATTTTTCTGGCACTCAGAATTCCAGTGCTGCCACTCGCAATACGTGACCACGTAGCGATGAAATACAGACAGATCAATTTCAGAAATAATGCCCAGCTCAACGAGCTTGGCGCCCATCGAATCCCAGAGTGCTTTTTCCGGGGCTTTCAACCCCTTCGGCTGGTCAGGCAAACCAGCAACAACACCCTGATACAAATCATCATCAGCGCCACTCTGCTGAGAACCCGCAACGGCAGCGCCTGACATAGAGTTTTTGGGTTCCAGCGGGATGACATTGGCGCGAGTATTCTCTGCCATCAATCACCTCACAAAAACAAAAAAGCCCGGAAAACCGGGCATAAAAAAGGGATCAAACAATATGCTGTTTAACCCCCCCCCTAAAAATTAGACATCTCACACGGAGGGTTACCCCTTCGTTCGCGGCATTTCAGGGTCGGAAGGATTTGCACCCCCCTCCCCATCACCAGAATCAGGCCCGGACCTTTTCACCAATGCGGTTGTGGCAGTCATGACACAGCGGCCGAAGGTTGCTCCACTCCCAAAACAATTCAGGGTGAGACTTAGCAGGCTTGATGTGATCGACAATCTCAGTGGCACGCACCAAACCATTGCGCTCACACTCGCAGCACAAAGGATGGCGCTTCTTATAAACAATACTCAGCTTGCGCCACCGCTGCGTTGAATACAGCCGATCAGATTCAGCACGCCGCCGGTTGTAGTCCTGCTGACCCAGCTTGCGATTATTAGCTGCAGCGGCCTGGTGCTGGTCGCAATAACCACCACGCACAAGCACACCACAACCCGGATGCTTGCACAGCGTTGGAGCTTTAGCGGGCATGATCATCATCGCGGCGAATCATGGCAGCAGCCTGCCAATCCTTCCGCGCCTGTTCACGCTCAGCAAGATCAAGATGGCGTTGCTTGTAGTACCAGTTCACAACGAACGTAGCCGCAGCGAGGGCAACACCAATTAACCCGAATAATTCATTCATGCTGAATCCAGTCACAGCAACTGCCCCGCTCGTTCCATAAGCCGCCACGCTTGCCGCTCGCTCCATCACCACATCGTGAACACTGCTCACTTAATCCGCTCCGTTGACTTGCCCTTGCTCTTGTCGAAACTGCGCATACCACCAATGCCCAACATTCCAGACAGAATCACCCACAGGGTTTCGTCTGGCAGCACCGACGGATACAGCGCATCAGCCGGGATAACCCCGCCCATCTGCAACAGATGCCACCCCCACACCAACAGAGGGTACAGAAGGAATTGATACGCCAGCGCAGCTGCACCGATCCAGCCAACGGCAGGCCGCCAACCAGCAACAAACAGACTCTTATGCTGAGCCTCCGCCGCATTAACAGCCATCTGCCCCTTAGCAACCTCCGCCGCAATCTGCTGCTCCTGAATACGCAGCTTCAGGCGCTCTTCATCGCTGGTGAATAAATCATCCGCAAGACCGGCCACACCTGCCACAACCTGAGCAATACCAGCAGACATTACGCCACTCCCTGCAACGTGCGATTAATCCAACCCAACAGGAACTTACCTTGTGCCCGGTCGTTATTAACGATGGCCGCATAGCGCGCCACCTTTGCCAGGGCATACTTAACCGCAAACAATTCCGCAGGCATTGCATTAATGGCGCGAGCAGTCACAGGCCCAGCCACACCATCAGCTGAAACACCAGCAACCACCTGAGCCAAACGAACAGCAACACGCACACCGGCATTCACTGCAAAGTCGAAAATATCCGCCGCTACGTCGTCGGCCGCCAAGTCATCACAACCTGCAGGAATCCAGAAATTATCGGTATAAAACTGCTCAACCAGCTGACGCAATTCAGGCGAATTAATCTGGCCAGAATCAACCAGCCGCCAACCCGGCCAACCGCCCCAGAAATTACGGGCAATACCGGCGAACGTCATCCCGCCACGGTCACCCGCAACGGTATGCAGCACATAGCCGCCCTCATTGCGGATCATCTGATCAAACGCAGGAGAAAAGGCAGCCATAAATAAAACTCGAAAAAAAGCCCGGACGAACCGGGCAAAGAGAGAGGAAGCAAGACCATCAAAGTGCAGAAACAAAAAAGGCCCAATCATTTCTGACCGGGCCTTTACTTGTGCGCACTATCTGACGCTAGGTTGCATCTTCCTGATTATTCCCACGTTTGCAATACTTTTTTTCAAACGTAATAAATTCAAACGCAGCAGCGAAACTCAGCAAGGGTAATATTTAATTTAGAAAATGCTGAATCACGGAGCCTGTACGCCTTACTGCTGCTCATACCCAAAGCACGACAATGCTGCACAACAGTCGAATCCAGCACCGTATAAAATTCTTTAATCACCGCCCTCTCATCATCTGGCAGAAGGCATACCGCCCGTTCAATTTCCTCAACCTCAGCCGACCATAAAACACGCGACCCGCGATCACCATCAACAGAAACCAAAGCACCCAACAAATTACCGGACGACGCCAAACCAACCCCGCCCGTCGCAGCCTCCCCCCAAATTAGCAAGCGCGAATGAATATCAGCCTTACGCTCTTTGTTCATCGTCATACAAAATCCTCCCCCTCTTCTCTTTCCTGCCGCATCCCCGGCTTGTCCATTCCCTCCATCCGGTTATAGCTACCCATCCACACCAGGTAATCAGTCCCCGGCTCGCCATCACGCAGCTTTGCCGAAATAACCTCAACCTGCCCCGGATACTGCGTGTTCTCGTTGTAATATTCATCGCGGTACAAAAACTGAATAACGTCAGCATCCTGCTCAAGGCTTCCACTCATGCGCAGATCGCTCATCATTGGCCTTTTATTCGCCCGCTTTTCACAGTCGCGGTTAACCTGACTCAACCCGATAACCACACACCCCAAATCCTTCGCCAGCTTCTTCAGAGCACGAGAAACCTGCCCAACCCGCAACGTCTCGTTATCCGTTTTTAGCGTCGATTCAACCAAGCCAATATGATCCACAATCACAAAATCCAGAGGCGTTTTACGGTGCTGGCGCTTTGCCCGCGCCACCAATTCAGTAATCGGAAGGCTTGCCTGGTCATCAAAAAATAACTGACCGGCGCTTTTTGCTAACGTCGTAACGGCAGCGCCAAAACGCGAAGTCTGCTCATCAATGGTCAACACCTTGCCACTCTTCAACAGCCCCAGCTTTACCTTCCCTTCAGCCGCCGTCATACGCTGCACCAGCTGCCGGGTGGGCATTTCAAGACTGAACACCATGCCGTTTTTCTTCTGCACGCCCGCCATATGCCTCGCAGCGTTCAGCGCATATGCCGTTTTACCCATAGCCGGACGCCCCGCCCAAATATGGAACTCACCCGGCTGACCACCACCCAGTCGATAATCCACATGCTGAAAACCAGTCAACAAACCATGAATGCCAGGATTATTTGCCACCTGATCAATATGATCGACCATCGCCTTTAACGCCTGCGGCAACGACAACACAGAGTTCTGCCGCTCATGCCGCTCCGTAACGGTAAGAATCTGCTGCAACTGCGCCAGCCTGCTCTGGTGATCCGCATAACCGTCATCAAGCAGGCATTGCATCATCTGCTGCGCAGCATGCAAATATGCCCGCTCAACAGAAAATTCCATCACCAGCCGAGCATAAGCCACAGCGTTATCAACCGACGGGATATACTCAAGCAAATGGTTCAAATACACCGCCCCGCCAACAGCATCAAGCAGCCGCATACCGCCCAAATATTCAACAACCGTAACCACATCAATCGGAGTTCTGGCCTCAGCTAACGCCGCGCAAGCCGAATAGATTTCACGGTTACGCGCGTCGTAAAAATGCTCGCCCAACAAACCAACAGCCTGCACATCATCAAACGCCTGCTCATCCAACAACAAAGCGCCAACAACACTCTGCTCCGCCTCCGAACTCCACAACTGCCGCTGAAAACCACTCATTGCCCATCCTCGTATTTCTT